GCTGTTCCAACGGTACTCAGCAAACGAAACAGACCAACCATATTCAGGAAGGAACGCCATGCGCTCCATCCAATGCGCTTTATAGTCTGCATCTGCCAAGACATTATTACCAAAATGCTCGATGTTGTTTACTGCATCACACTCATAATCGCCAGTCTTTAGGCTTGAGCAATTAATCCATTTGTCTTGATCAAAAATATCCATGCAAGTTTCGATAAAGTCGTCGCGATGCTTTCGGCATAAGCCAAGTTTGAAGTTGAACTTTGTAGCAAGTTCAGCGGCTCCATCTTCTTGATTTACAAGCTTTTCGGTAACATCGCACCGTGTTTTGTAGCGCTGGAATGCGCTTGATGCGAAATAATTGCTTTTGAATGAATTTACAAATTGCGCAACTTTTAGGAAGCGATCATCATGCTGGAATGGTTGTTGTCCTGTTGCTTCCATCAATAGTTTCCAATAGATTGTTTTTGGCTTTGCATACTAAATTTAGATATGAGACCGCCATTTGCACCTATGTTACTTCGCGCACTATCTTCTTTTATTGGCCTTGGAATTCTTTGATCTAGCCACGCAATACCAGCTGCCGCCATGATTTTATCGTCATGGAATCCACTTGCCGCCCTTGGTGATCCTCCGTTCTCTGGATATGTGAAGTGTTCAGCTTCAGTCCAAAATCCTCGGTCTGGTATCTTCCAGTCCATCATTTCACAGTTGCTTAGAAGCGTGCTAAGCGTTGTACGCCTGTTATCTTCAGACCACTTCAAACCCATTCCTTCAGAGCACGGATTTTCCAAATCCTTGTAGTAGATATTCACATCTTCCATTCGCTCTAAGTACGGTATTCGATCCGCGCCTATTCCTGTCCTGTCGTGGCTCATCCATGCCTTGTAGTAGTACTCCGCAAGCTTCTCGCAGTTTTCCGTCTGCAACCTGGCCCCAAAACGCCCATAATGGCATGCCACAATCTCACGGGCAACCCGGTCAAACACATATGCACAATCAAAGTCAGATGTCGCCAAGCCTTCACCGCAATCCATGAAAAGGCAGTATCTGTTTTTCCATCCTTTTACAGGTGGAGCGTAAATCGTGAAGGTGTTCGGGCCATTTGGTGCGCATGGCTGGAAATTGGCATCCAAACCAATCTTTACAGCCTTTGAAACGGAATACATGGATTGCATGGCCTGAACGATATTAATTCGGAAGAACCCGCGCCCAGAGGCTCTAAAGCCGTCCATAAGTTCGGCCGGATACTCTCGGTCAAACATTTCAACAGGAGTAAGCCCTGTCTTATCGTCGTTTGCTTTGCTTGCAATCCACTCCCTGCGCCATTGAATCGCAGAATCAGGAGCGCCAATCTCCCGCAATCTCTGCTCTTTTTCGTCTAGATCGCCTTCAAGCTCGTTTTTAGACTGGTATTCAGGATGGTCGTAGTAAGGCAAAAAAAGCAGGATGTTTGTGCCATGCCGCCATACATTCGGTTCAACCTCTCGCCCTTCTGAATAGACCTTCATTGCAAGGCTATACATGTACCCTTGTGGTCCGTTTGGCGTTGACTCAAGGCAAATGCAGCCGTTTGGCGACACGGAACCAGAAGCCCCGCCCATAATCAATGAAAGGTGCTCGATGTATGCAGCTTCTGTAATGTGCAGATATTGACAAGTTGCGGAGCGTCCTTTCTTTGCGGATACACGCGCAGAATCTCCAGACTCAAGGATACGAACGCTAGAACCATGAGGCAATTCGTATTTGATTGCCGTGCTCTGGTCGCGTTGCTTTGGTAGCTTGAACTCTGGAGGCAATTGCTCATCCATGAGCTTTAGGCGGTCGAATAGCGCTTCCTTATCCTCTCCGGCCTTGCAAAGATAGATATGATCCTGCCCCTCTTTCATGACGCAGTCAAGCAACGAATCACCGATAGAAACCGTAGTAATCCCGCCTTGACGCAGCTTGACTACAATCAGAGTCCATTGACCTGGCTGCTCGACGCAGTAGCGCTTCCACCTGATAAACCGCTGTTGCCCTTCCCAAGGTTCAAGAAGCCGTTTCTTTCCGTTCTTGTCGGTGATCCATGTCAGGTGTTCAATGGCGTACAGTCGATCAGAAAAGCACCTACGATAGCACTCTTCTATCAATTGCTGGTCATCGGCTTCTAGCTCATCCATTAAATCACCTTTAACAAACGCGCAAGGCAATAGAAAAACACAAGCCAAAACGCAGTAGAACCGACAACAACAAAAGCAACGCCTTTTCTATTCAATTTCCACCTCGCCTTGCTCCATTGTTTCATCGTGCACTAAGTTGAGCGAATAATACTTCCCTTTGCATGTAGTCCCGAAAAGAGTTGTATTCCAACGCGCCCCGCCATAGCGTACTTGAGTCGGAGTCTTTCCGCCTTGAACCGCATCTAAAAGCATGGCGGGAATGTCTCCAATGTTTCCTGTTGATTTTGTACTGAATCCTCGAATTGTCTCTACGCGCTTCTCAGGTAGAAACGCGCCTTTGTGCTTGTCTGTCCCGCCAAATCCCCAGTTTCTAGTGGTCTTTGCCATTCTTCTTGTCCTTATAAAACCGATTCACGAACAGGCAGAAAAGGTATAGCGTATACATATAGGCAATGATGCACGCCATGTATTGCACGAATAGGATGATTCCTGCTATCATAAGATTAACCGCTTCCACTCATAACGCTCCATAAAGCTGAAAAAAGGATTTGAACCTTTGGCCTGTCGCTTACAAGGCGACTGCTCTACCAACTGAGCTATTTCAGCATTGGCATACTATATCCCGGCATGCCAGCGGTCGGGAGGAGCGATCCCTGTAAATCATACGCTCCAGTCAATGCTTACTTGCCTTTCTTAGTTGGCTTTGGCATTGGCTTCTTTGTGCCTTTACCGCATCCCATAGCGGCTCCTTTTGGTTGAGGTGGATTCTGTTACTTCAAAATCTTCGTCTTGTGAATCGCGACGCATGACCGCAGTACGGCTTTTTTCTGCAAAACACCGTCGGTAAGCTCCACGCCACTTTGCGCCAAGGCTTTTAGCGCATTGGCAACTTCCGTCTTGTTCCGTGCATCTATTGTAAGCGTGCGCACCTGTTCGACTTCGTAGATCATTTGTTTTCGCTCCGTAGTTTCTGCACCAATGCGGATATTGGATTTCCGTCTGTTGTAAGGTCAACGCCTGATTTCTCGCTCATTCCAAACGCAGCGGAAAGAATGAACTTTACAGCGTTGTGGTTATACTTTCCTGTTTCACTAAGTGCACAATTCTGGTTTGACTCAAGCCACCAAGACTCACACACCGTTTTTGCAACATCAAACGCCTGGGCAAACTCTGGAAACTTCTTGCGCCACACATGCAAGGTAATCTTGCTTACTCCGATTGCAGCCGCCCATTTCGCTGGAAGCTTTCCTTCCGCACCAAGCCGGATAATAAGCTCGCAATACTCTGGCCTGTACATCGATGGATGCCCAGCAACGCGTACTCCTGTTTGTACCTTAGCCCCGCTTCCACCTCCCGCACTGCCCGAATCGAAATCCCCAAAAGCCTTGCGCTCTCCTGCCTCGTCATTGTGCGTGACTGGATTTGAATTGCTTGCATTGGCGTTAGCTTTCGCTTTATGTTTTGCTTTAGGCATAGCTCTCTTATATCCCTGTAAACGGTCATTCTGGAGCATTGCAGATAGCGCGCGATCTTGTCGATAGAAAGCCCTTGTGTGGCTCTAAACGACTTGACAAGCTCTTTCCTTTTGTCCGCATCCATATGGCTCCATGCTCAAAAGTAGATTCCTTTTTGCCTTGGAATCGCGTTACATCGCGCACTTATGCAAAATAGCCGCCCCCATTTCTGAGGGCGACCATAACACAAAGGAGGACGAAAACAAGTGAAAGGTAATCGTTTTTTCTCGTTTGGTCAATATGTTTCGCATGAAACCTAAAGCCTCGCTTCAAAGCACTTACCGTCCTGCACAACCACAAACCGCTGCCCTTTGCGATATAGCGATCCAAGCGCCCCGAATCCGATGAGATTGAAGCCCATTGACCGGAGCGTTTTGTCGTCTGCCGGTAGCTTGTTTTTGCGTCCTACAAGCATAAAGTGTTAATTTTCCGCATCGTCAACTATCCAGTTTCCATCCTTTCCGTCCTTCCTCATTGCCTTTATGCAAGGAGAATCTGAGCATAGTTTAGAACCGTTTTTAATGCAGCAGTCGTCACATATGCCACCTTCGTTAAACTTTAGCTTGAGACTCATTCTTGTTTGCTCATCATTCATAAACTCCATCTTACTCCTCAGTATTTACAACCACCCAGCTTCCATACTGTCCATCTTTGCGGTCTGCGCTTTCGCACATCCTTGGTTTCGGCATATTACATTCTCCTTCGCGATATGCCGCGCACCCAACGCACGCCCCTTTAGGCTTAAACCTGAGCGTAACGGTTCTGGTCATTTGGTCATCGGTCATTTTGTCTCCTTTTGTTCCTTGCCTGTTGTTTAAAATCGTTTCTTTGCCGTCTGGCATGCTAAGCCAGAAGCTCCTGCATTTTGTCAAACGCCTCATCAAAAGTGCCATAGCTCCAAGCGTGCTTCCCAAATGACTCATCAGATGGAAATGATTCAGCTTCTTCAAAACGGACAATCTTTCCATTTGGCAGCCTTTTTTCTCCTGCTTTTGTTGTTTTTACAATAAAAACCTCAAATGCAACTGTTTTTTGGCCTTCTGGAAGGTCTAAATCCTGTCGATAGATCGCGACTTTTCGCTTTTCGTTGTTTTTGATTAGCACCTTTTTGTATGTGTATCCGTTCTTTTCAATGATTTCTTTCAGATTTTTCATCGGTGTACCTTTTGATAGTGGTTTTTACTGTTGTGGCATGCTCTAAAATGCCATTTTCTCGGCTTGGGTGCTACCCTAGTATACCCATAGCGCGAAAAACGATTCTAGCGCGTCCTTTTCACAAAAGCCCTCTATACGGTGATTTTGGCGATTCGTTCCAATGCTCAAGCTCTGGAGTACCAATGCGACACACAGACCGCATGCAGGATAGCTCCTTGTGCGTAATGTCCTGCGTTGCCTGTGCGATCTCCCATGTAGTAGGGTCTGGCACTCCACCAACCTCCCCCGTCTTTGCCAAGTGTATTCGGATAGCGACTACCGGACACCATGGACATTCGTGCTTAGGGCTGTATCCAATCCTTGAATTTGCAATGTGAACCGCCGTATTCACCTTTTCGCGCCATGCCTTAAGCAATGAAGAATCCATAGGCATAAAATCAGATTCAGCCTTTGCAATTACCCAACAGTCGTAAATCTTATCCGCTGGGATTTCGCGAATTCCTGAATCTATGTCATCCGCAATATATTCAAGAAGGTGCTTCAATGGAACCGCCCTTTGGCGAGTGGTGTGCCACTTTGTTACAAGGTTCTCAAGTAACTTACGCCTTTTCATTTGTTCGCTCATGCTCCAAGCTCCAAAGGTTTACCAAATAAATTTGATTGCTCTTTTGCCATTTCAGCAAGGCGCTCCATGTTTTCACGATTAATGCGCTCTTTTGTGGTTTCAAATACTCGGCCGGCACTTCTTCCTGCCTCTTGCTTTATGAAACTTCCAGCACCAATGCACCCCCTAATGTCAAGCTTCCAGTCTTTTACCTTCTTTCCGTTTGCCTTTTTCCATTGAGTAGCCGTTCTAGACTTGTGCCATGCTTCAACATCAAATCCATTTAATTCTGACTTTTCGACATACCAATGCGCCTCTGAAAGTGTAGGAGGAATAAAAACTTTGTTTTTTTTCGACAGTATATCTCTCTCCTCTCCTATCCTATCCTCTCCTATCCTATCCTCTATATATGGTATTTGCATTGCATCTGGATTGCTTTTGGAATGCAATTGCATAGCCTTTTCCCATCGAATCCTTGAATTTACGCTTAATTTGGCGCTTTTCTTAATTGTGTCATCTGCATATTCTTGCATCCAACGAGGCATTTTTTCAGGATTCATATCCTTCCATGCAAGCAAAAGAGAATCCAAATAATCCCCCTTTTGAGCCTGTGACATCCCCATGGTATCAAAAAGAATTTCGGCCACATAAGCCTTGAAATATGGATAGTCTTTCATTTGCTACCCATATCTGTTTTGTTGTTTTTCCAGTATTCAACCCATCGGTTGTCAGCCTCCATTAGTTCACGCGCTTTATCGTGAAGTCCTGCGCGATGCAATGAATCGACTGCATAAGTCAACAAATTAGAAAGCCATTTTGAACGGTGTGGAAATGATTTATGAACGCTGTTAGGTATATACACCTAAACCTCCAATTCCAATGTATTGAACGCCAATACTAGCGAAACGCAAAAAGCGTTCTGATAAATATATTCATTCTTTTTTCATTGCGGCAAGCTTTATCCAGCCGCTAGACATTATTTTCCGTCAATCCATTTAAAATTTGCAATAGCAAGATTAATAATCATTTTATATTGCTCAGTCCATTTTCTATCGCCTGATTTTTCTAAAAGCTCTGTATGCGTACCATAAAAACAACCAGTAGCGCAATGAGTTCGCGTTACTGTCAAGTAGTCATTCCTAGATCCGCATGGGCCAATAACAAATAAATCTGTGGTTTTTTCAATCTTTTCATTGCCGGACACCTGCGCATTGCCGGACACCTGCGCATCGCCGGACACCTGCGCATTGCCGTACACCTGCGCATCGCCGTACACCTGCGCATCGCCGTACACCCGCGCATCGCCGGACACCCGCGCATCGCCGGACACCTGCGCATCGCCGTACACCCGCGCATTGCCGTACACCCACGCATTGCCGGACACCCACGCATCGCCGTACACCCGCGCATCGCCGGACACCCACGCATCGCCGGACACCCGCGCATTGCCGTACACCTGCGCATCGCCGTACACCCGCGCATCGCCGGACACCCACGCATCGCCGGACACCCGCGCATTGCCGTACACCCACGCATCGCCGTACATTGAAAGATTTTTTTCAGACTCAATCCAGCCGCCTTTTTCTCCTGCACTCACCACTCTTGCAATCGTAACAAGAGCAACAATTCTTTTTAAGTTTGAATTTGTTGGGTGAGTTTCATTTGTGATCTCGTATTTCTTTTTCATCTTTCATACCTCAAAACAGAAACCGCCCCTAGTGTGTTGAGGCTTATCGAAGGCCTTGCTCGTAATGAGCCACTAGGGGACGGTATCCAAAAATGCTGTATTGATTTCCGATAATTTCAACAGCGTTCTAACAAAATATCAATTCGCTTCGTGGCTGGCAAGCTGTTTTTTAAGCCTTGCTCCGTCGATTTCCATGCCGCAATGCTTGCAATATTGTGGGGCGTTCATATTACTGTTTCCATATTTTCATCTACTTCTAATCCGCATATTCCACAAAACCATTTACCATCAATTTTATCTGCGCTTGGATGATCGCAGTAATCACATTGCTCTTCAATTAATTCATGGTCTGTCAAGTCTTTTGCGTTCATATTACTCCTCAAACAGCTTAATTAAAACCTCGTCTATGCGCTTTCCGTTCTTCTTGCTTGGCTGTATGTCATGCAGCCGATATAGTGCAAGCTCCTTCATTCCTTCCCCTCGATTTTATCCATGACTCGCTCAATCAACACTCTTTCACCAAGTGCCGGAAAAATCTTGTTTGCCGCATACTCGCAGAGCGAAGCAATCAAGATCAACGCAAGCATAGTTCCAAATGCTCCAATAATGTCTTTCATATCGTCCTCAAAAGAAAAAGCATGGCCCAAAGGCGAATCGTTAGGTCATCGCCTTTGGGCCATGCTAGGTTAATTAGAACGGAAGATCGTCGCTTCCACCGTCACCGCCTGCGCCTTGCTGCTGAGCCTGTCCGGCCAAATGCCACGACTCGCAAACAATGGTGATCTTGCTCTGATCCTTTCCTTCTTTGTTCCATACTTCAGCGCCAAGGCGACCAGATACAACGATGTCGGTGTTTTTTACTGGCTCCGTGTCGCCCCAATACTTGACTTGGATAGATGCCTTTTTGTAGCTTCCGTCCTCGTTCTTTCCGGCATATACGCCCATTGCCCACTCTTTTACAGTCTTTCCGCTTCCGAAAGTCTTAGACCGCACTTCTCCAAGTACGCGCCCTTCAAATTGAAGTTTATTAATTTTCGCCATATCATTCCCTTTGTTAAATTCCGATTGTGTTTTCAAACGACTTCAGGCTAGGCTCAAAGCGGACATTAGGGTTAAGGCCAGCCAAGCCACGGTTATACTCATGATCGCAAAGTACACAATGCAAATCAGTAGAGCGCCTTGAGCTTCGACCGCACTCGCATTTGACCCATGCCGTAGTTCCAATCCTTGCGCGTTTGATGATAAATTCTGAATCTGGGTTTTGGTGTCTTGCTCCTTCCTTTTGTGGTTTGATTTGAGTCAATCCGATGTCAAGAGTTCCAAGCGCCACGGCAATAGTATTCTTGCAGATGCCAACTGACTTTGATATAGTCTCCATGCTGTATCCTTGGCTTACAAAAGGAACTACCCTTTTTGCAATCTCCTTGTATCGCTTGATTCTCTTGTTGTGTGTTTCAATGCGCGATGTCATGAGCATGTTGTTTACTTGTTTTATGGTCATTGATAGAGCTTGCGCGATGTCACTCAATCGCCTTCCGTTCTTACGCATGGATATAACCGTTTCATATTCTCGAATGCGTTGCTTGTTTTGCGCAATTATTTTCTCGTTTGTTGTGCGCATTATTCCACCTCAGCCAGTTCAAAGTTTGGTTTTGCATTGTCCCGAAGCCATTTGGCCTGATCTTTCAACGCTGCGTCCCGCGCTGCTGCCCACGCTGCTGCCCCCGCTGCGTCCCACGCTGCTGCCCGCGCTGCTGCCCACGCTGCTGCCCACGCTGCTGCCCCCGCTGCGTCCCCCGCTGCGTCCCACGCTGCTGCCCCCGCTGCTTCCCCCGCTGCATCCCCCGCTGCTGCCCGCGCTGCTTCCCTCGCTGCTTCTCTCGCTGCGTCCAATTCTTCATCCGTTGCTTTGCCTTCAATCCAAAGCTCTTTGATTTCTATCGCCTTTCTGCTTCTCTCATCCTTCAGCAAGTTCCAAATCTGACGGACTGACCAGCATCCAAATCGGTGTAATGTCTTTTCGTCCACCACCCCTTTTCGAGTGGCAAGCCAAATCAACCACTCGGGCTTGGCTTTGTCCCATACTTCCTGCATATTTTTACAGTTTGCAATAGCCCAAGTGTACCCCAGTCCACAAGCCTGGTGATGTTTTAAAAAGTTTTCGATAGTTTCCATTATTCAACCCATCCGTAGCTTGTGCCGTTTGCGATCTTGCGAGCACTTGCCGCGCCAATTCCGTATTCCCGCGCTAGAGCGTCCCATTGCGCCTGTGTGCGGAAGCCTTTGGATACCTTGCGGATTCTGCGTACGCTCTTGACAGTAAGCTTGCCACGAGAGTTAGAGGGCTGGATTTGCTTGTTTTTCATGTTTTCACTCCTTTTTGATTGTGACGAAATAAATATAATATTTTCCGCTTGCAAATCGCAAGCAATTATGCTAAATTATTTCCAGACACACAAAAGGAGATGAAAAGATGAATCTAGTTACAACATCAATCCCAGTAGATGAAATCAAGTATCTTTCCGAAGTTATGAGCAAATCAGGGCTGTTTGGGAAGTCTCCTGAACAGATTGCAAGCCTCGCGCTTATTGCTCACGCAGAAGGCCGACCGCTTGCTTCTGTTGCCATGGAGTACGATGTTATCCAAGGCCGTCCAGCACTTAACTCAAGAACAGCTTTAAGCCGTTTCCAGCTTGCAGGAGGTTGCGTAAAGTGGATTCAAAGCAATTCGACAATTGCAAAAGCTGAGTTTTCACATCCTCAAGGTGGATCGCTAGAAATTACATGGACTATTGAGCGCGCAAAAGAAATTGGGCTTGCAACAAAAGACACATGGAAAAAGTATCCTGACCAAATGCTTCGCGCTCGTTGCTGTGCTGAAGGTATTAGAGCTGTATATCCTGCTTGCCTTGGCGCTCTTTATCTTAGCGAAGAGGTGCAGGACTTTGAAACGCCAAAGAAAACAAGGGTAATTCAGGCCAAACAAATTGCCACAATCGTCGAAGATGAAATAGACGAAGATGGAAAAGGATCAATCCAAGTAAGCGAAAATACTGCCGAATTAATTAGTAAGTTAAAGGAAAGCGGAATTGATTTCCTTACCTTGTCTGCATGGCTTGTATCTACTAAGCGACTACAAGAAGGAGAGGACGCTAGATTCTTAGCAGATGACCGAGCCAAGGCATATTTAGAGCGCTTTGAAGATGTCAAAAAGGAGATCAACAAGTTCAACGGTAAATAGCCCACGGACTGCGCGATATTGATGAAAATGAATCAATATCTGAATGAGGATTGACATAAAGACATGTTAGGTCAACAGAACGAACATTAAACGGAGAATGAAAAATGGAATACAAAGAATTAAAACGATGCCCATTTTGTGGTGGAGAAGCATCTTTTTCTATTGGTAGAAAAGATGGAGTTGATTTTAAATATGTTGAGTGCATTGATTGTGCGTCAACAGCAGAATCAAAAGAGGATTGGAATAAACGCTGTGACCTAACAATCGTTTAACCGACAATATTGAGGCAACTTATGGAGAAACTAGAATCTAAAACTTTAGTCGTTGGTGGGCGTGGGCCTGAAAAAACAACAGCGCATAACGCTTGGCTTAACGAAAAAGAACTAAAAGACATAATAGATGTCAGAAACTTTTTTGAAGAGATTAAATGCGAGAGCGACGAGGACTCATGCATGGGCGCTGCGTTTTTTAATTTTAGATCTTCTGAGGATTGGTTCTATAGTTGTAAAAACGCACTAGATAGAATTATTAAACGGCATAGCCTAACCACCGATGTACCCGACACACAACACAAGGAGCAACAATGAACGGAAAGAAAAAGGAAGATGCTGAATTTCGCTTAATTCTCAAGGACGGTCGAGAGTTCTGGGAAGGGATGGAGGTGGAGTGGATTCGTGAGAACGGAACTACAGTAATGTGCACGGTGATTTCACTTAGGCCTGATGCCGGGTTTAAAGGAGAATGGCTTGGGTTTAAAGATATTATGAGCCATTCAAACCAAGTCCGCATCCCTTTGCCACCAAAGATGGTTCCAATGACAGCGCGTGAAGTGTGGGAGCTGGTTAATGTGAAGGTAGTTGAGTGGAAGCTAGAAACAAGCAAAAAATCGTCATTTGGCGGAATGATTACCTGTAAAGACGGTGGAGGACTTATTCTTGATGTTTACCCTATTCACGCATGCCGCTACCTATCCGACTCCGGCGAGTGGGTCAAGTTCGAAAAGGAGGTGGAAGGATGAAATACGAAATCAAAAACAGATTCACGAACAATGTTATTTTCTGCGGCGATTTTGAGTCAATGAAAGAGTGCGTTGAAAGTGCCGTAAGTGCAGGAGCAAGCCTTTACGGCGCAATCCTCGACGGCGCAAACCTCGACCGCGCAAACCTCTACCGCGCAAACCTCTACCGCGCAAACCTCGACGGCGCAAACCTCTACCGCGCAAACCTCGACCGCGCAAACCTCGACGGCGCAAACCTCTACCGCGCAAACCTCGACGGCGCAATCCTCGACCGCGCAAACCTCTACCGCGCAAACCTCGACCGCGCAAACCTCGACGGCGCAATCCTCGACCGCGCAAACCTCGACGGCGCAAACCTCGACCGCGCAAAAATAATTGGTGAGGATTCACTGATTGAAGTTGAAAAGATGAAAGTATTTTCGGGCATATACAGATATACCGGAAAGGCCATAATTGCAAAGGACGGATCAAAATACATTCACCTCGGATGCCATAAAAAGAAAGCGGAGTTTTGGGATGTGGAGGAGAATTTCTGGAATAACAAAAGCGAGTTTCCAGACGACCCCAAATCTCTCCCAACCCAAGAGAGAAAGCTATGCTTAAAGACAATGCAGGAGTGGCTAAAGATTGCGGAGGAATGCAAATGACCACCATTGAAATTATCGCAGTCGCCAGCCGCAAGCACATCGGAGGGAAGAAATGATTATTCAAATGAATTTAGTTTCAGCAATACTAAAAGAACTTGACAAGCAGGGATTAAAAGAATGCCCTGTTTCGGTACTCAATAAAGTAATTGAATGCGCAAATCAAATTATCGCAGAAACAGAAAGAAAGCAGAATATGGCAGATCATTTAATGTCATATAGCGAATGGATTACATCCGATGATACTGGAATGAGTTCTAAATGGTTGGCAACAGCTTTATTTAGCGCCCCGTCTAAAAATGTTTCTTATCCTTATGATCCTTCTGATTTTGGACGCTGCTATCGAATGCTTAAACATGTTTCTGGGGCAAAAGAGCTTTTTGATCAAAAATTTGAATTGCTTAAAGAAGCTGGTGGTATCGTTTGGAATAGATACCTTGAAAACTGGGATTTGCTCGTTTCGCTATATGAGCAAGAATCACCGAAAAGGATTTGTAACAAACTTTACGACACAATGCAAAGATTGCAGAAAGGAGCAACCAAATGAGCGCAGTTGACGGAGTGCCGATGGAAACGCAGACATGGGGACAGGTTGAATCAAACAACCATCCGCACTTAGTGGATTCAAAAGACCAGCGCATCGCAGAGCTTGAGGCAAGCCTGTTAGCAGAGTCTCTAAAAGTTGACGCAGTTGCAATGCTTAACTCAGCAAATGCGCGTATTGCAAAGGTGGAGATGAGAAATAAAGAGCTTGAGGCAGAGAACAAGAGTCTGACGGTTAAAATTGAAAAGCTATTGAATATAGTGAATATTTGTGATAATGTACCTCACCATCCAGATTATGATGATTGCCATGCAATAATTAAAACCGGACTAGATGAGCTTCAAGCCAACGGACTGGGGGAATAGAATGGCTCAAAGAGGTCTACTTACAGAAAATGCTGCCAAAAGATTTCTTAAATGGGTATCAGAGACCAAAGGAGCTTTGGTAACCGATGGAAAAGGAAGCCATTTTCAGTTTGCTCAAATAAAAATCAATGGAAAGGTCCATGTACTATACAGGAGGTATACCGCTCATTTGACAGTCACTAAAGGACTAGGCCATATTGTGCGTGAATTTATTGAGCATGAAAAAACGGAGAGATCTAAGAAAGCCAACGGACTGGGGGAAGGATGAGCAAGATCCAGTATTGGTTTGTTTGTGTCAACTATCTTCCAGTAGGGTATCTGTTTGATTACTCGAACAGACACCCGCACTACATCGCGCTGAATTTCGTTTGAGGTAAGTATGGATAAGCATGTTGAAAATATTTGCCCCTTCTGCGGAGAAAAGCCAGTCGGCAAGTTGTCTTACCGTTGTGGAACATACTGGCGTTGGAACAGTATAAATATATTCGGATACATTCGCGGAGTTGGTTGCAATAGGAAATATTTTGTAATCTAGACTATGATGATATTGGGAATGCCAGAACCACGCACACGCTGGATGACGCAGTTTGATCTATTGATTGCCCACATGGGAAACCAAAGATCAAATCAAAATCCAAGCATCCCAACCAGAAGAAAGCACAGAAGCAAGCGCGAAAGACGGAATACCAAGATATGTACCAAATTTCGCTGCATTTCGAGCTTGAGTCATTTGAAACAGAACAGTCAAAATAGGCGAAATTTCGCATAATTCGCAAGTGGGTACACTAGTGGGTACGGTATTTTATCAAACCGCTTGACAAGTGTATTTATTTTGCATACATTATACACATGAGCGAGACACAAACCAACTCGCCAAAGGATGATGAGAAGATGATCAAGTCTGTAGTAGTTATCAAGCGCCCAAACGGAAACATCGAAGAAGTTGATCTCTCATCAAAGATTTATGCCGTTTGCACTAAGCAGCTGGTACAAACCATCCGCGAACAAAACGCCAAGGCTGGCCGTGGAGAAGTGATCAAGGTTGTACAGACTTTTGAGCAAAACAACCATGCCGAACTCTGGAAGCAGTACAACGATCTGCACAACGAAGGTGGAGAAGGCTATGTGCCAGAGAGCTTCGTCGATCATCCTAATTATCGCACTTGGACAAAAACAGTTGAGACATTTTAACCACCGCGCAAAAAGGAGAATGAAAATGAACAACGCACGCAAAGAAACACTCAAGAAAATGATTATCCGCATGGAAAAGCATTCTACATGGTGCGTCCGTCCATCTCGAAAGACTCGCATTCTCGCTATCAAAAAGTATCTGAATGATGAGTTTAATAAGCTTTCAACATGTTTTGATGTTGAGGCTTGTTTTTAATGGTATTCGTTAATATGGAAGTGTGCGAGTCTGGAGAATGGTTCTGGACTTGCGAGGATATGACAACCGACTTAAGGACGGTGCTTAGCGCTTGTGAATGCGGGTTTGAAAGCGGTTGCAGAAGTTACGACTTTATCTATATGGGGTTTTAATTATGACAAAAGAACAGTTTGATGATGCCAATACTGTAACTAAGGCGATTGAGATTTTAGAGAGCTTATTGCAAAATAAATATTCATTTGATTTTGTAAGTATAGGTGGCAATACACGATCATCTCAAAAGAAAATGATCGTTGAAGACATACTAAAAAACGCAGAAATTGACATAAGCAAAATACTGAAAAATGCGATAAAAGATTTAGAAACTACATTGAGGTTAATATGAGCGGCTATAGTTTTTCTTATCTTGCAGAAAGATACGGTGCGCCTATTTTTAGACATAAAATCAAAGGATCATATCCTAGCGAATATAGAGAATGGAATTGTGTTCCTACTGAATTCATCGTGTTTTTCAAAAAAGAAGATGAAAATTCACAAATAGTTGTTTATTGCAATTTTTATGATAAAGATCAATGGTGGCCTAGCGAATCTATGCGCTGGCTTATTAGAGAACTATTGGCAGGTCTTGCGGAGTTTCAACCAATAAAAGAAATCCAACCAATTAAATGGAAATGGGAAGAAGATATTCCAAAATAAAATTAATGGTATGTTATGAAATATGTAGAGCCAACCAAACCGACAAGGTCGCTAGATAAAGGATCAAGACCATTTCACGAAAGGTTTCCTGTGAGAATACGATTTTCACCTTCAGGTGAAATACGGCATCTTACCATGGAAGCAACAAAACAGCTAATTAAAGAACTTGAGTTTGTTGTTGCGCTTCACGGTGAAAATGACGATCCGGAGATGCAAAAAGCAAAAGAACGCGCAATTAAATTCAGTATAGAACAAAAATCAGCAGAATATTTAAGTGAAAAAGATCTTAGAATACTGACATCTAACCACTCTTTACAATGTCGTTGCGGTTACTGCATGAAGCTTTTGTTTATTATAAAGGATTAAAAATGAACTACAAGCCAATAAAAACAATTGAATTGAATGTCACAATGGAAGAGCTATCGGTGATGTATGAAGTTCTTTTAGATACTGATTTATTTCGTCGTAAAATTAAGAAATATGAAACACTTATTTCTGATGGATTTAAGGCTAACACAGACCTTAAAATAAATGAAAAACTTGAGGAAAAAAGGAAAGAAATGGTTGATTCAGTTCGTGCTTGCATGATTGATTACGGATATTGGAATGATGATTTTAAAAATCTTCGAGCAGCACTATTCTAAACCGCTACCGGACAAGGGGGTTCGACTCCCCCAAGCGGTATAAAACAAGGAGAAAACGAAATGATTTCAATTGCAACATTTTACAGTGATGGGACTAGCGATTTTCGCTTTACAGATGGCCGTCACCATTGCGAAAACTGGGATTTCAAGATTGGAACGAATCAAGTAAAAAGCGTTTTTATTTATGCTGGTTTTTAATTAGTAAAGGCAACGACAATGAACAAGCACGACAAAATCCTAGCTGTTGAAATCGGCTTCTGCTTCCTCTGGGTGGCGTTCTTCTACTTCCTATCCCATGTCATTATCGGTGGTGCTAAATGAGCCTCCAGCCGCTTCCAATCGTCCGCGGATGCCATAGATGCCTTGGAGACCATCCAGAGCTATATCCTACGATCCAATGCTACGAAATCCTGTTTCTGGAGCTTTATAGCTACGGGCTTCCGATGATCGCGCAGATCGACCCGCAGGCCGA